AGCTGTCACCTGCAAAACATCTTTCTTTTCAAATTCTTTCTTTTTCTTATGTAAATCCATAAGTCTATCGTTTACATCTGAAACATTTTTAATCATACCAGACACAACTTCAAAAGCTCGAGGGTGTTCTAAAGCTCTAGCTACTTCAATCATATCTTCAAGTGCAGCATTACCTTTTTCGATTAAATCGTAATATGTTCTACGAGAATAATCAAAGTCATCATCCGGTAAATTGTCTGACTTTTTCCAATCGGACATTATCTTTTCCCAATTCTTTTTGCCATAGCCTGAGGACTTGACGTTGCGGCTCTTTGTTGTGCTGCCATTGCAGCTTTTGCCTGAGGTGACAGTATAACCATATCTTTCGATTTTCTTGGAGTTGGAGTTTCTTCTCCAGGTTTATGGTTTGGCCCATATGGAGACATCATTGAAACACCTCCAACTCCAAATGATTCAGTACTCATATTAATATCTTCTTTTTTCATATGTTTCTTTTTATGGTGAATAACTTTTTTTGCTAATTTATCACCGGCTAGTCCGCCTACTGCATTACCAACATATCCGCCTAAAGTTGAACCTACTGCTTTTCCAGCCTTATATGCAGGATCAAATTCTTTAGTCATAATATATCTAGTTGGACTCATAGATCTAGCTAAATGCCCGCCGATTTTACCGCCAACATAGGATCCGGCTACACCGCCCGCATATGAACCACCAGCTGTTGTTGCTGCTCTTCCGGCAAAATTAGCTACTTTACCTTCATCTAATGCCGTAGCATATGCTTTAAATGTTAACATTTTATTTTCCTTTAAAATTATTGTGACGAGTCGCCAAAATATTCCATATTAGTTGTAAATCCAAAATCACTAAATGGTGACGCATTTAAAGGTTTTGGTACGGTAGTAGCTCTTGTGTATAATCCATCAGAATCAGCTCCGGTGGAGGTCAACGAAGTTTTATCTATATGCATATTAGTAATAGCTTTATTAATAATCTTAGTTTGTCTAAATGGTCCATGAAAATTAATTTTCATTCCAAAATCTAAGGTGTATATGATTGTGCGTCTTTGTTCTAAAGATCCTTCAAAATCGTCAGTAAACGCTATTGACTGTAAAGTAATTGGTACATCTTCTTTTACGTCACTTAAATTATTAAATGGTTTTATTGTTAAAGTATATTGTGGATTAAAATACGGAACTATTTGTTCTACAATCTGTAGAGCATCATCCTGTAACTTAGCATAAACGTTTAACTGGAAAAATATTGAATAAGGCGCTGGGGAATATATTTTATTTGCTTCAGTAATACTTGACCCATGTACTTTATTATAATGATTATTTTTTGGCAAAACTCTTTCTACATCATATGCTAACGAAGTAATTTCAAATGACATTCTAGGAAGCTTTAACGCAACCTTTGTATCCTCAGTAAGAGTTGGATTTTCTCTAATTCTTTCTAAATATTTTGCTCTAGGAGCGTAAGCCAATGGAACTTTTACTTGATCAATGATAGCGCCATTTTTATTAGTTCTTTGAACATGGATATCATTAAATATTGTACCGAACGTTGCTACAGCTTTTCTAATTCTTTCGTGATAAAAATATTGAAACATTAATTGTCCTCCGCATCGCCAAACGGATTACCTTCGGAGAAGTCTAAAAAGTCCACAAGAGTACCAGTTTGATTATTAGCATCAAACGTATCGTTTTGACTTGAAATATACCCAGTATCGTCGTCAATTGATAAAATAGTTCTAACTCTAGGATATAAGAACGCATTTGAATCTACGTTTCTTCCGTAGAATGCATTGAATGGGAATATATGTTGATCACTCACCCTATCATTTATAATTTTCTTACCAACAGTAAATCCAATTAATCCATTCGCTCCAGTACCGATAGAATCAAGTGCACTATCCACACTAATATGGCCGAGTGTTAGTGTTTTAATATCGGGTCTATATTCAATAACTTCACCCAATATTCTAGGATGTTTTCCAGTAATAGATCTGAGTGACGAATCAATTTGATACACAGTTTCACCAACCCAAAAATCAACGCCACCCTCATCGGATAGGGCGTCTGATTTTAGTGCACCATTTTGGTCTCTTGCGGAATCAAGAACAATCGTTACATTTGCTGCATCATTTTCAATACCATCAATTATTTCTATTCCAGTATCAAGATCTTCATCACTATATACAAACAACTCACACCGCAAATTATATGTTGGAACATTGTTCAATTGATAAAATGGCATTTCGTGTTCAACATGCATAATCTCAAACATTGAATTAGATAAAGGGAGATATAGTACATCACCCTCTCGAGGGCGTACAGAACTAATAGTATTATTATTTTGCTGAATAGTGTGCCGCCAACGTCTTCTAGAAACTACAAATGTTGCAGCATCTCTAATCTCAACGCCGAACTTTGTAAAGAGGTCTCCTTCTCCATCAAATCCCTGTTGATTCTCAATATACATTTCAATTTTATAAGCGGTTGAAAATTTAGATGGAACATCTTCACCAAAAATTTTATCTTCATTGACGATTTCACGCGGCATGTAATAAACATCTTGACCATAGATCTTTAAAGATTCTATGATAATATCTTCATATAAATTTTGCTCATTTGCCGGCTTATCAGCAAAAAAATGATTCTTTGCCATGGATTATCCTATACAAAAGTCAATCGGTAACTCATATTCTAGCCTAAGTTTTTCATCTAATGCTTGTATCTCAACAGTAGCATCATCATATATCTGTCTCCCGTTTAACATCACTCCACCCGGAAGAGTCATACCTTCAAACTTCATAAGGTTAGAACCCCACTGCTTTTTAATAAGAGCAGTTGCATAAGCCTTTAACCAAAGATCATTAAAAATAGATTTTGTTCCAGATGTACTTGACGGATCGACTAAAGCATAAGCTTCAGCTACAAGATAACTTCCAGCTATAATATCTCCTGTTCCAAAATCACCAAAAATATGTAATCTATTCTGTCTTCGTTGATAAGCAACTTGAGGAGTTCCAGATAATGCCATATTTAATAGTTCTAAATATTGCTGCATCTGAGTATAGTAGTTTAGCCCACCTGAAAAATTATTCATATTAATCATATCATTTAGCATCATTTGATATTTAATATCAAACATACCCGCTGAACTAGAACTTCCTGGTCTTAATGGGAATAAATGAGTTACGAAAATAATATTATCTGGAACTGGAATATATTTATTTGTAACATCAGCTGCAGTAACTAAATGTTTAAAGTATGTTTTAACAGTAGCATCAGAATGATATTCTTGGTATACTTCAAGAGCTTCATCGATTCTATCATCAATTTGCTCATCAGCAACATTAATATCAATTACAGGAGCCCCTAATTTACGTAAACAATATTCCTCTAATTCAGTTCGTGTGGTTACTATAGCCATATTGACATCCTATTTAAATAGTCTTTGTACTATTTATATAGTTTTTTGCTTTAACTTTTACATTACTTTAAAACTGACTAAATCCACTCGGTAGTGTATAGACATACGTGTCACTACTAGATTGTTTTCCGGCTTCCCAAACACTAGTGAAATTACTTGAAGTACCAGCGGCTAAAATTAATGAATAGCCAGTTACACCACCAGCAGTAGCATCTATACTAATGCCAGCGCCGCCTGCACCCGGATCTCCACTAAGTGTACTCCATGTATTATTTCGACCCAACCAGACTTTTCCAGCATCTGTGTCATATGCAAGTTGTATAATATCACCAACTACAAGCGCAGATAAACCCTGTGACGTGTTGCCTGGATATCTATTGCCATTGTAGCCATAGTAATAAGCAACATTAGTAGCAGTACCACTATATCCCACAACAGAACTATATGATTCTGCATAGTATCTTGTTGCAACTCCTATCATAGCCCTGCGACCATAGTTAGTAGAAGTCGTAGAAACATATTTGAACTCGATATATCTTTTACCAAGTGGAGCAACATTCGTTCCGCCGTATGGAAGATGCAAAGTGTTTGTTGAACCTCCAGAATTTGTACTGAACCAGGATAGCGTCCCATTTGTAGTTGGTTGAACAGTATTACTACCTTGGTTCTGTTCTGTATCTACAGTTACATAAGTAATAAAATTAAGAATTACATTTGATATTGCTGGTGTTGAAAGAACTCCGTCTGAGGCTTTGAGCCTAAATGAAAAACTACCTGCATTAGCTTCGCTTGTTGACGGTGTTAATGTAACTACACCACTATTTCTAGAACTGGCCGTAATTTGCGGTGGTAGGTTTGATGAATCATAAAGTATAGCAGTTCCTGAAGAATCTCTAAATGCATCCCAATCATATGTTACCGGAAATCCACCGTCGTCTACTGCAACACCAGTTATAGTAGCCGCAGAACCATCTTGTGGAAGCGTAATGTCTGCTGAAGGAGTTGTAGTATATCTAGGACCAAGTTGATTACCGATAGACATTCTTTGCCAAGAAGAATCATCCCACATATATACGGCCTTAGTATCTGTTGCAAATCCCATAGCCCCAGAAAGATTATTAGAACTGGGAAATGCAGCAAAATTTGCATATGTGGTAACGGCTGCTCCTCCAACATCTTCCTCAGCCTGATCTACTCCACCAACTACTTTTCTAGTTTTTAATTTTCCGCTTGCACTTGCTTGTAATTTAACTTTAGTATTTCCAGAGCCTATTTCAATCGATGGCAGCTCTATTACTCCACCACTTCCAGCTGAAATAGAACCAGAATCACCGAGAAATAATGTATTACCACTTAAATGTAAAGATTTCCACTTTTTAGATGACGATCCTAAATCATATGCAGAATCTGCATCTGGAACTAATGATCCATGCAGTGTTAAATTAGCCAATGATCTACCTTTAGTTGACATACTTTAAATCCTATTTTACTTAGTTAACTCTATTTATACACTTTTAATACTATAATTATTTTTAACACCAAAGCTTTGAACAGCACTTGTTGCAGTAGAAGATAAATCGGATCTTCCAGTAGTAATTAATTCAGAACCATTACCGTTCCAATCAACACCAAATGCTGCTGCTTGAGATGGAGAGGCAAGAGTTAAAATAGCAGAATCTAATACACTACTATTAAGTATATTATGATTAATATCTATTTCCCGTATTTTATTTTCACTAGAAAAATTTAAAGTGTTATTTCTTAAATTCAGGGCTGATATACCAGCAACTCCTAAAAAATCATCTTCCCACATACTATCAAGAGACATGCTAGAAACACCAGCATTAGTATTGAAGCTATACTTGTGTATTTCAAATCCAATGCCTGCGCCGATGTAAAATTTAGAACGATCACTATCGATTGCTAAACCACTTACTCCAACAATATACCCACCAGCTCCGACATTTAATGTTTTAATTTTATTCGTATGTTCTCTTACAGCAGTTGAGGGATCATTTACTGTCGTCATCTTCCACTGATTAATTGTTCCACTATCGTCATGAACTAATATTTTGTCGTCAACGATATTAACCCCCAAAATAGAATTTGAAGAATCCATACTTACATTAGAATCAGATTGTATGAGACTGGATACTAAATTAAATTGATTCAATTGAACTGTATGTAAATACTTATCTCCGGATACTATCATTTTATTTGAGTCTATAATATTAATAGTATTAAATGTTCCAAGATCTTGTCCAATTTTAGATGTAGAAGAACCTAAAGAATTTAATTCTATTTTTAAATCCCATCCTCCATCACTAATTTCTTTACTTAAAGATGTAATAGGTTGAGTTAACTGTGATAAATTAAAAGCAGAATCCCTTTCTGCATTTAAATTATATTGATAAATTTGATTTAATTTTTTATTTAATACATAAAATTTATTTCCATCTGGATTAAATCTTATAGACTCTGGTCCGTGAGGTCTTCTAGTTGCAAATCCATCTGGCTGTGATATATCTAATCCAAAATCAGGACTTGGATCTTCTATGGATAGACTGTTCATTTTAGTGCCTATTTCATGCGTCGCAGAATCAGTTATAACTGCAGTACTAACATCCCACGGTGATGTTAGAGTATATTGTCTAAATTTTCCATCCATTGCTGCTATAGCTTCACCGGTAAACATTTTAGTTCCATCATAATTAAAACACATAGATTGAGGCAAACCATAATGTTCAAATGTAGCTGTGTATGTACGTCCGGAATAATTGAAGATACTTCTTATACGTGCACCTGCTTTAGTTATGGCCAGCGCCGCAGCAGTCTGCGGCGCTTCATCTGTGACAAACGTATGCGTGTAAAATCCTGTTTCAAAAGATTTTGTTATAGCATCTGAGTCAACTGATAGCGTATGTATTTGCCCAGAATCGTATAAAGTATATCTTTTGATTGTACCAGCATTAACAGATTTAGGCATACCTCTACTACCTTCAAAGGTATTGGTCGTTCCATCAGGCTCAAGAGATATAACTGGTGTTTCTAATGTATAATAATACTTTCCATCAGGACTTACGTAAGTATCTTCAATATTTTTTAACTCAGTGGTGTTAGTTTTAAAATTGTCTTTTCTAATAGCAGTGTGTATATCCCATGGTGTAAGTAACCAATATTCTGCTATTTGATTTAATGTTTTGTCTAAAATAAATAATCTATAACCAGTATTATTAAATTTAAATGCCGATGGATTTTCAGCATTCCAGCTATCATTCTTTAAATTTAATGTTTTTTCTTGTGTATAATCAATTTCTCTTAACGAATATGGATTAGCCATAGGATAAGATAATAGCCTATTTTGATTATCATCCAATAAAAAGATAATTGACCCAGCAGAACTTCCTGTTGCAATTTGCATATCAACGTATTGATCAGTAGTTCTTGGCGCATCTTTAATTTCTAAAAATTGTACATCTGGAACTGTAAATGTAGAAAGCTCTATTGCCTTATCATGATTAAAACCAGAAACACTTGTTTGTTCCCAATTATAAAAATATTGTATTTCAAGTTTATCTATAAAGTTACTTCTTAATCCTAATGAATCTGCGGTAAATGCACTATCAAAAAGTGGTAAAAAATTAATTTCTTTAAATCTAGGAGCTGAATCTACTCCAGACACATTAATTACACCATTAAATACAATTTGATTCGATAATGAAGTATCACCAAGATTTTTTTTCGGCACCAAATCAAAACTTGGAGAAGTTCCACTAATATCTACTATAACATTAGCTGGATCACCTATGATAGTATGCGTCCAAGTAATAGTATTTCCATTGCTATCAACACCAATCAAATTTATTCCAGATGACATTGATCTTTTTAAAGCATCAAAATTTGAATCGTAACCAAAATTTAAACCATTAGGTCCTACACCACTACTTATATGCTGTGGATTAATTATCCCCACTGAAACCCAGCTATTAGATAATTCGTTATATTGATAAATTTGTTTTTCTTTTTTAGAAAAAACTATTCCACCATTTTCTTTTACTTTTGCTATATCGATGATACTCATAATAGATCTCCAAAACTGTCTGCAATACCAAAGAATGCGCCGCCTTCTTCATAAGAGTCAAAACCACTAATTCCTTCTGCAACAAATCCCCCTTGATCTATTTGATCCATAGACATAAGTTTTAATGTATATTGGCTTGGAGTGCTTACTATTTTAAACTCATTTCTATTATATGCAGTATTGATTATTACTTCTTCGCCTGCCATTTTTGTGCCGAAAGTATCTACATATAATACTGGCATTTCACCTGTACTTTTATTCTTTCCAGTAATAGTTGAAAATGCGTTTATAGGTCTAGAGGCAAATGAATCAGTCGAGCTAAAATAGTCATTAAAATAGAAATTAGTATAATCGGTTGTGCTATCTCGAATAGTTTCGACTATTGGTTCAAAAAGCTGTGAAGTTTGTATTTGCCAATCAATCCGCTGTTGATTATCATCTTTATTATATATACTGAGCTTTAATTGTAAACCTGGTATATATCCAATTTCTCCAGATTCTTTTAGCTCTTCCCAGCTTGGATAATCGCTATCAGATCTTGTAATATGTAAATAACCATATGAGTCATCTGGTACATCTAAACCAAAACCATCTAATGGATTATCAGTTTTAGACACTACACCAGCAGCATTAAAATCTATATTATTTTTATTAATAACTCCAACCTTAAACCAGTCTATTGCTGAACCCCCATCATTAAATGGACTCCATTCCATCCCTCTTACTATATCACCTGTAGTAGTATCTCTTTTTATATTACTAGTAGGATTAAAAATACTTACACCTGAATTTGGTATAATGCCCGGTATATTTACAGTAGTATTAAAAGCAAATGTATTACCTACTGCTGTGATTTGATCAGTAATAGGTAGATCGAAACTATCACCAGTAAATTGTATTCCGGTTTGTATTCTAAAATCTTTTATATTACCTTGATATGTTCTAAATAAATTAGGTTCATTTCCGGCTATTTTAGGTACACTATTAAACGGTCGGCCTTTAACTTGATTTCCGGCTCCAATAAATAATCTAGAATTTTTTATTGGAACGTGTGTAGTCATAAATGGTCCATATGGAGCTCGGCCATTAACACTGTCAAATTGCACACCGTCTTTCCATAATCTTATTTTATCCTGCTCAACTACTATTGCATTATGACACCATTTTGCTCCTGCTGCATATGCCGTTGAAGTAGAATCTTGAGCATGAATCGTCAGCAATTCGCGCTGATCTACAGTATAATTATGGTTTATGTTTCTAGCTACAACTATCTGACCTAATGTGTCAAAAGAAAGTAATGGCCCACCTTTAAATTCTCCTCCACCTTTCGCTTGGATTCCACCCATTATTTGTAATGAAGAATCCTTTGAAGCGATACCAGATAAATCATTATTCCAGTTATTAATATGAAAAGAGGCATAACTATCATCTGGAAGTCCAATTTCTGAGCCACTATTAGGAGATCTAATATATGAATAAACTACATATGAGTCAAGTTGCTGATGAAAATTAATTCCTGAATTCACTACATTCCAACCACCAGCTTTACCACTAGAAATTCTATTATCAGCAATATCATTAAATAAATGAAAATCTTTCATATGGCCTTTAAATGGTGACGTTACAAAATTTGAATCATTAATTGAACTAAAATCATTAGTATTCCACCAAGGTTCTAGCTCGGTATGGTCAAATTTCGGCTGATCTACACCATCAAGAATCTGATTAGAAATGCCGCTTCCCTTAGAAAATATTGGATCTATAACTTTAGCGTTCGCATATGGTTTGCCAGTATAATAATCTTCTTCATCTTTTACATTCTTATAGTTTGAAAACACACATTTTTCAAATACATTTTGAGTACCTGGTCTAAACTTATTATTTATTAAAGCCCATGACCAACTGAAAAGATCGGCACCAGAAAAATCGAAATGTACTTTATATGCCTTTGCTCCAGTTGAAGCATAACATAATGCAGTTTCACCAGCAGCTTCATTTTTATTTGCCTGTATAAATTTCTTAAATGTTAAAAATGCTAATTCTGTATTTTCGTCTTGATTTGGACCAAATATAGGAGAAATTCCATCATAATTATTTCCACTCGCTACATAATTAATATGTACGCCCGCAATATCATTAGTATTACCACATATCATAATATTTTTTACACCAAATGGCGTAGATAAACGTTCTGTACCTTTAGGTTGAGATGTGTCGGGCACACTAGTGGTCATACCAAAAGCTCCACCCGGAGACGCGGTGATGCTATAATTACCTGGTTCCAATAATAAACAATTACCATCAGCTAAACCCGATATAATAGAAGTTATATCTCCAGGTGTGGAATGATTTACTATACTTCCACCAGTTCTTAAAATATATGCCCTAGCTTTATTAATTCCGTGATCAGTTCCTTTATGTGTTGCTACTCTTCCAGCCCAACTAGCTCGAGCATTTTTATATTCATCAGTTTCACCTGTTAAATTGGTAATTGTTCCTGTACTAATAGCTGGATTATATGCTTCTTTATAGTATATTAAGTGATCAGCTAGTGGCCAAGAAAATTTCCCTGTTCCCCATATACTATTTTTTAAATAAAAATCTCTTACATTTGCATTTGGTGCTACACTATGATCTATGAATGGATTAATATCATTTGGATTTGTATTACCAGTGGTAGAATTAAATATTCCATCATTAACAAAAGCTGGAGTACCAGTAGCTGTTCTCGCCGCGTTAATTAATTTAGCTGGATCATAAACCCAATCCCTTGCTAAAAGTGCAACTTTTGCTTCATATCTTCCTCCTTCAGCAGCAAAAAAATTTCTATAGCCGTTTGGAGCAGGGTTTCCACTTGAACTTTTATATCCGCTTTGATATGATATTGGAGGATCAAACACTACTGCAGGATCTGGGTGAAAGCTAGTGCCAATTGCACTTTGAATTTGACTTGTAAGACCACCGATAGGATTTATATGATAACGTGAGGCAAACCATGTATTTCTAAATTGAAATCCTAATTCCATAGTGGTATCAGTTCCTGGATTTAGATTAAAATCTTTACTTCCTACATAAGCCCCGTCTTTAAAGGTATGTAACTGTCCAGTTTGTTCATCAATTATAAAACTACTTAACGATTCTTTTAGAGATTTAGTAACGGTATCAGTATAAGGAAATAAATATGAATTTGGAGCAGATGTGTTATCTAATATTTCTGCCCCAAAGTCTCCAGCTGAATTCGGATTTCTTACATTAACAGTATTGGCTGCATTAAATGGAGTATCTTGATGTACCATATTAGTAGAAGCAATAAACGGTATAAACTTCATTATATCTGAAATTCCAGTTACGGTTAGTGCAGGATCACCTGCACTATTTTTATTATGTATTTCAAAATAAATTATTCTACCAGTTGAATTTGGACTAGATGGTGTTCCACAATTGCTTAATAATATTTTATCATTGCCTCCACCATCACTTTTTAAAATAGAATATCCAAAATTGGTTTTTTCAAATAGCCTTAAAAATAAATTACCAACATTATCTGTTCTAAAGGGATCTCGTCCTGGAAGACCGGTGTGTATCTCTAATAGTGCATCAGTTCCAGATGTATATGTTCTTTTATCTCCTTCATGTTTAACACCCATATTTGCTTGATTTGTTAAAACTTTAAATTCACTTATTCCAGCATTATTATTAGCCCATCTTAATAATCCTGAAGAACTACTAGGTCGGTGGCTAGATATTCTTATATCGTCTCCGCCATTCGGATAATATTTTTTTGAGCCTAGTTGACTTGGTAAATTACCAATTTTTTTAGTCATTAAAGTTACTTCTGCTGGGAATAACTTAACAGAAAATCTTACTTCATGCCATCTATTTCCTCTTTTTCTTTTAGAAGTTCCGGCCGGAACTGGATATCCAGTGTAATCAGAATCTATTTCAATATTATTATTACCTGAAGTAGTTGGTAAAGGCAACTCACATGCCAATGCCCCGTTTCCAGCAGAAAGATTTAATTTAGGTGCACCACCAGAATTGACTACTTTTAACTCTAAAGCCTCATTATCACCTCCAGCTTTAAATAAAAGTTTATCATTAATAGGTGAACTGTCGATCCAAAAATACCCAGCAAAAGTTGCATCGTTATAAACATCAAAATTGTTAGTAATAATATTGCGTTTACCGGTAAGATAAGAACTATTCATAACATCATTTGTGGCATATAGTCTATCACTGTCAGGAACCAAATACCCGCCACTGAGATAATCATATGTTTTAACAGGATCGCTAACAGAAAGATAACCCATTTTTGGAGCTGCCATATCTATATCAGTAGTAATTTGCTCCCATTTTAAATTATTTCCAATTCTATATTCATATGGTGCGCTATCGTGATAAGACCAGTCTAAACCTCTAATACGAATACCATTTGTATGTACCATTGCAATATTATCTAAGCCGTCGTCTAGACTTTGATAAGAAAAATTAGAAGTATTATAAGTATGTTTATTATCGCCTATTGTCGTATTCGATATTAAATTATCATTTTTTCTATACCAAGCACCCATTGTAGTATGAGTTGATTTAGATGAACTTAGTGCATCAGATGAAAATATAGCATACATCCCAGAATCTTTTCCATCCGGAGATGATCTTTCATGAACAACATCTGTTATAGGAGAAATTGAAGGGGTTGTATATACACCTGAAGGATGTGAGGTGGTAGCGTGTAAACTTTTTCCAAATAAATATGAACTTCCTCCCCAAGAATCATTATAAGGATTAACTCCCCTATCAATTTGTACTTCACCACCCGCTATTTCAATTGAATGACTTCTATCTGGAATTAAATTTATTGGCTCGCCAAGACTTGAATCATTTTCTACAATATCAAAAATAACTGCTGCGTGATCTTGTGTATCTAAAGTAGTAAATTGCCAAAAATCTATACTAAAATTATCAGTAATTTGATCGTAACCAGTAATTGGAACTTTAAATGCGCTATCAATTCTTAAGTGAGCACCAATTGGATTGGCCAAATCATGACCAGAAAAGAACATACTCCTACTAGGAAGTATGTTTAAATTTAATTTAGTTCTAATAGATCCATCTTCTTTAACAAACGCTACTGCATCGATATCAGCCGGATCTGATGGAAGCGATAAATCACTTATTAAATTTTTAATATAATTAACCAATCATACATTCCTTAATAGTATTTTCTACTATTTATATGCTCTTATCATATTATTTTCTAATATGAAGTAAATGTATTTTTCTTTATACTACAGTCTCAGCATCAACATTACTAGCATTACTAACATTTGTAGAAGGAAATGATCTACCAGAACCCCAAAGAAGTCTCACTGCTCCTTGACCACCATCACCATATCCGCCTCCACCGCCAGCATGTGATGCTCCACCACCGCCATATAAACCACCGGTGCCGTTACCAGTATTTCTGACTCCTCCTCCGGCTCCACCATCACCTCCACTAGATCCGCCATAACCATTAAATCCATTATTCTGTCCATAATGCATATTACCACCAGCGCCATTTGATCCTTCGCCATAGACTCCTACACCACCACCAGCACCAGAGTTATAATCTTCAGTTGACGTACCACCGCCACCACCACCGCCACCCGCACCTGCTTGTGCGTGTGCTGTTTGACTACCATAGTTTGTGCCAGCACCTTGGACACCCGCCGCGCTGTTACCGCCTCTTCCACTATAACCACCGGCACCGCCAGCGCCATTTGCTTTACTGTTAATTCTTAGTACTGATCCACCTTCGCCTCCGCCGTCACCTACATAACTTCCTCCCATATCAGTATTAAATCCATTATTTCCATTTGAAGATCGACCAGCAATTCCACCACCGCCTTTTACTGTTGAAACATCAATAAAATATGAATCGCCTCCATTTGAAGATGTAGGACCCGCAGATGTGCTGCCACCACTTGATGACTTTGGTCCTCCAGCTCCAACTACAACAGTATAAGATTGTCCAGGAACTACAGTAATATTATTTTTCCAACCTAGGCCACCACCGCCGCCTCCAGTATTCCAACTACTACTTGTACCTCGGCCACCACCGCCACCACCAACACATACAACTGATACTGAATTAACACCGGTTGGACAGGTCCAAGAATGTGTTCCAACAGTTGAAAATAAATAACTAGAAGGTGCTGGACCAAATGCCAATGTAAATGCACTTACATAACTTACTGATCCAGTAACTCCATCAGTCACGCTAAAAGTTAAACTAAAAGTTCCAGCATGAGCTTCAGTTGTTGAAGGTGTAATAGTAAATACGTTATCAGCTTGAGATACTGTTGCTGTAGAACCAAGCGATCCTGTTGTAACTGCATAGGACCATGTAAGCGGGAATCCTTCTGGGTCAGTAGAAACTGCAGTAATTGTGGTAGCAGTGCCATCAGATGCTAAATCATATGTTGCATTAACTCCTGAAATTGCGGATGGAGATGAATTTGTAATAGTAGCAATTAAATACCAACCAACACCATCAAAAATATATAATTTATCAGTATTAGTTACGAGAACAATATCACCGCTATTCATTCCTGTTAAAGCTGATAACTCACTAAATGCAGTGACAGTTTTCATTCCATTAGCACCTACTGCCATAGAATCAGCTGTTATTTTTCTATTTTCTGCAGTTAATGATTCATCAGCTATTGGTGCTAAAGCGCCAGTTTTACCAAATGCCTTTGAAATGAGAGCTGCTTTCGATACCATTACTTTTGTCCTTTATTTTTCTATGAATAACCAGCCATTAGCTACGTTATAATATACTAATCCAAACGCTGCTCTATTAACATCAATTGTTAGATCTGAATCTCCACCTTCAATTTTATGACCATTTCTTCCAATTGTAATAGCATTTGTAGCAGCCTGACCAGTTCCGTCAATAATTCTAACTTCATCTCCAAGCGATGCGGCTACTGGAAGATTAACTATTTTAGTAGTGCTTGTATCAATAATTAATCTTTGACCAGCGACCGCAGTAATCGGTGTTGTAGTAATCTCTGCCCATGCTGCAGGAAGATTAACTCTTGCTGCAACATATGCGCTATCAACTAATCCCTGCAATGCTTGTTCATTAACAGTAACATTACCTGCTTTATTTTCAATTGTAGTGATTACAATTTCATCAGATGAGTCAGTAGCAGAAGTAAGTGTTATAGTATTGGTTATTGGATTAGATGTAAAGTCATCTGAATCCATAAGTTTAATACCATTTTGGAAGATATTAAAGTTATTTGAATCAATTGCTAATATTTGAGAATTAGCATCTCCACCAGTAAATGAGGTTTGTCCGCTATTTGCTATAAACTTATAATTTTTAAAGAAGGTATCGCCAACCATAATATGTGAAGTCGTTTGTAATAAAGTATTAATTACAAGATCATCACCCGAGTCAGCAGTAAATCCATTTAATGTTACTGAATTTGCTGTAGCATTAACTGTATAATCTACACCAGATATTAAACGAATACCATTATTAAATACTTGATAATTATCAGTATCAATTGCTAGAGGTAAGCCATTTTTATCATTACCAGAGAATACTGTTTGTCCAGAATCAGCTTCAAAATAATAATTAGCAAAACTAACGCCAGTCGTAGCTGTTCCGCCCGATGATCGAGCCGCAACATATGCGCTATCAATCATTCCAGTTACAGCAGCAGAATCTGTACCTGCTGGTAACACACCTGGAGCCCAATACTTATTTGAGTTATCCCAAATTAATATCTGACCTTCAGTTGGTGGAGTTGTATGAACATCTTGAGCTAATGTAATAATATTACCTGTCGGTGATGTAGTTAATGTCTGAATAACTACATCATCTGAATCAGCTGCACCTAATGTTAAAGTAACAGTATTAGTACTAGCGTTAACATTATAATCTTCAATTTTATTTAAACGAATACCATTTAAATATACCTGATGATTACTATCTGTTACTGATAAAGATTGTGAATTAAGATCATTACCAGTAAATGCTGTTTGACCGGCTGTTGCTCTAAACTTATAGTCTTTAAAATTAGCTTGACCAGCAAGAATATAGTTAGCTCCAGTACCAGTGCTAATATTAGTTATGACTAAATCATCTCCAACATTTGCTCCAGTAGTAAGAACAACTCCTGTTGTTCCAGATACGGTATAATCAATATCTTTAAGAAGGTGAATACCATTTAAATATACTTGAATTCCAGTAGCAGTTACTGCAAGAGTATTACCAGCAACATCAGTACCACTAAATGTTGTTTGGTTAGCAGTTGCAGTAAATCTAAAGTTAGAATATTCAGATGAAACTGCAGCACCACCACTAGAAGTTTGTCTTGCTTGAATATAATCACTATCAATTAATGCTATTATTGTTGCGCTATCAGCTGAACCACCGCCACCGCCTGAAGCAGCACCTGGAATCCATTTACTTGATGCAGTATTATATACTAATGCTTGACCATTTGTTGGAGATGGAGCATTAACATCTGTAAGAGCACCAAGCGTTGTTACTCCAGCTGAAGATCTTGCTAGAACATATGCTGAATCAATCATCCCACTTACGGCTGAACTATCAATTCCCTGTGGAACAACTCTTGCTTGAACATATGCTGAATCGACTAATGTTCTTACGCCGACAGAATCATATTTTTCTCCAATAAGAGCTGTAATAGTAGTTGAGAAATTAGCATCATTTCCAAGTGCAGTTGCAAACTCATTTAGAGTATCCATTGCAGCTGGAGCACCATCAATTAAATTATTAATAGCGGTTGTAATATCAGCACCAGAAGCAAGATCTAGCCAAGCGCCGGCGTGAGCAAAATATGCTTTACCAGTTGCATGCACATGAGCAAACATACCGTGATAAGATGAAGCACTTGGAAGATCACCTAATGTTGCATAAACATTAGAATATAGGAT